ACCTGCTATTTAGTCCAGCAGCCAGACGGGTCTTACCAATCAGTGTGGAATGCAAGTCCAGAGCAACTATCTCAGTATACGGTTATTACGAACAAGCAAAGGGAAATGCAGGAGGACACGAACCTGTTGTCGTTATTAAACAGAATCGGTCCAGCCCTCTTGTAGTTGTAGATGCAGAGTATTTCTTTAACTTACTAAGGAGTAAACATGAGTAATGTGTATCGTTTTATTTATGACTCAGAGAAAGGCCAAGGATTTGGTGTGTGTCCTGAAGCTAGCACTGTCAAGGCACGACACTACTTTGAAGATGGTATCACCTGGGTTCCCATTCTGTGGCAATTCTGCAAGTTCTTAGAGAGCACAGGTTATGAAGGTGTGCGTGACCGAGTTATCATTAAAGATCCTTACGGTATGGAAAGAGATTCAAATCTGTTTGACACGCTTGGGCCAAACCAGTATATTGTAAATGATGAGGTTCCTGAAGAAGAGGAAGAGTAATGACTGTTCATGCCATAATCCCAGACTGTCAAGTCAAGGACGGTGTTGACCTTAGTTATCTTACCTGGGTTGGAAAGTATCTAGTAGAGAAGCAGCCAGATGTAATCGTTCAGATTGGCGACTTTGCTGATATGCCTAGCCTGTCTAGTTATGATGTCGGTAAGAAGAGCTTTGAAGGCAGACGCTACAAGACTGACATTGAAGTAACTAACAAAGCAATGCAGATGTTGCTAGCACCGATTAAGGAATACAATGAAAGAGCACGAAGAAATAAGGATAGACAATATAGACCCCGAATGGTTCTCACCCTTGGAAACCATGAAGAAAGAATTTCCAGGGCTATCGAAGGAGACCCTAAACTTGACGGAACTATTAGTCTCAGTGATCTTAAGTACGAACATTATGGTTGGGAAGTTGCACCGTACCTTGAACCTGTTGTTATTGATGGGGTTGTGTACGCTCATTATTTTACTTCTGGCGTTATGGGGCGTCCTGTAGCATCTGCTGCAGCACTACTCGCTAAGAAGCACATGAGTGCTGTGATGGGCCATGTACAGAATAGACAGATTGCCTACTCCAACCGAGCAGATGGTTCACAGATTACTGGATTGTTCAGTGGCTGCTGCTACCTGCATGACGAGGACTATCTAGGTAGTCAGGGTAACAAGTACTGGCGTGGTATTTGGATGTTGCATGAGGTAAACAACGGCAGCTTTGATGAGATGCCTGTCTCACTAAACTATCTAAGGAAAAAGTATGAGCATTGATAACGCAACACCAGAAGACTGGAACAGAGTAGTCTGGAAAGACAACAGACCGACCACACTGAAAGATTACATAAAGTCTAAGCAAGTGGGAGGAACGCACTATAAAGGCACTATTGAGCCTTGGGAAGCCATGCTAGCGTGGGGATTAGACCCTTGGTCGTGTAATGTAATTAAGTATGTACAGCGACACCGTAAGAAGAACGGTAAAGAAGACCTAGAGAAAGCCAAACACTACCTTGAATTCATGATAGAGAACTACGATGCCGTTGGTGACAAGTACTACAAAGATTGATTGGTCTAATGCTGATAGGGACTACAAGCGAGGGCAGAACCTAATCAGACAAGGAGACTGGGCAAATGGCTTTAAGCTGCACGAACTTAGAGCACTGCCTGATGCCTTCTGGAATCCTGCCGCTAAGTTCCCAGGACACAGGACTAACTTCGATAGAGCACCTATATGGATGCCAGGACAAAGTATCAAGGGACGCAATGTAATCATCTGGTCAGAGGCTGGTTGGGGAGACATGATTCAGTTCTCTCGCTTCATACCTCTGATTAAGAAGATTGCTAGTGGTGTACACTGTGTCTACCCAGATGCTATCTCAGGGCTACTGAAACGCATGGATAAGTCAATCATGTACAGTCAGCAGTCTAGGGAGTGTCCTCCTAGTTCCTATAGGGTCAAGATGATGTCGATGCCTTATCTTCTGATGGAGCATGGTGTCATTGAAGCAAAGCCTGTAGACCGCTGGTATGGTGCAGAGGGACTCTATCGTAATCCTGATATAGTTAAACCTGTACGGTCTAAGCCATTGGTTGGTATTTTCTACAGCACCAACAACAAGTCATGGAACATGGCTGCAAAGCAGATACCGAAAGATATCGTTGATGAGTTCATAGCAAGGCATCCAGAGTTTGACTTCGTGTCTCTGCAGTTAGGTGAAGGATTCCTTAATAGTCCATCATGGACAGCGACTGCTGATAAGATACAGACTCTTGATGCAGTTATCTCTGTGGACTCAGCAATTGCTCACTGTGCCGCTAGCGTAGGTGTCAAGACACTGGACCTAATAGGTGATGAAACAATGGCGTGTTGGCGCTGGTATCCAGTCTCAGAGGCTACCTATTGGTACGACAACATGACCTGTATCTGGTGGGACCACTATGCAGACTGGGAGACAGGCTTGGAAAAGGCAGTAACTTATCTGGACAAGCCAGTAGTAAAAAAGCGTGGACGAACTAAGAAAAGTGTGATATAATATATGGCCCTGACATTAGAGGAAATAAAAGAAAGGATGAAACGGTGGGATGAAATTTCCATCATAGAGGAATTGTCAATCCGTTCAGAGGATATAATTGAACGCTTTGATGATGTTATTGAAGACCAAGTAGATAGATTAGAGAAACTTGTTAACTGGGAAGAATAAGAATATGGATTATTATCAGCAGTTTATTGCAAAGTCACGATACAGTCGGTTCCTGCCTGAGATGAATCGGCGTGAGCATTGGCACGAGTCTGTCAATCGCTATATGGTGTTTATGTATAAGCACCTGCAGGACAAACACAATTACAAGATGACTGATGACTTGTATAAAGAACTCAAGGATGCAATCATCAACCTGGAAGTGATGCCTTCTATGAGGGCTATCATGACAGCAGGTAAGGCTCTAGAGCGTGACAACACTGCTGGCTATAACTGCAGCTATCTGCCTATTGATGATCCTAAAGCATTTGATGAAGCAATGTATATCCTGCTCTGTGGTACAGGTGTAGGATTCTCTGTGGAGCAAAAGTATGTTAATGAACTACCTGAAGTGCCAGACCAGTTGTTTACTTCTGAGACTATTATTTCTGTTGCAGATTCGAAAGAAGGATGGGCTAAAGCACTACGCCAAGTCATCGCTCTACTATACTCTGGGGAAATTGCAAAGTACGACCTTAGCAGAATCCGTCCCGCTGGAGCCAGACTCAAGACTTTCGGAGGTAGAGCTTCTGGACCAGGACCTCTGGATGAACTTTTTAGATTTGTTATTGACAAGTTCCGAGGAGCCACTGGTAGGAAACTCACATCTCTCGAATGTCATGATATTCTCTGCAAAATCGGGGAAGTTGTTGTTGTGGGTGGAGTCAGACGATCAGCAATGATTAGTCTGTCAGACTTAGAAGATGATAGGATGCGTCATGCAAAATCAGGAGATTGGTGGACACACAATGGACAAAGAGCACTCGCTAACAACTCAGCAGCTTACATTACTAAACCAGATATTGGACAGTTTCTTTCTGAATGGACAAGCCTTTATAACAGTCACTCTGGAGAGCGTGGTATCTTCTCACGAGCCGCAAGTAAAAGTCAGGCTAAGAAAAACGGGAGGCGTGATGGAGATTATGACTTCGGAACTAATCCCTGTTCAGAAATCATACTTCGACCATACCAATTCTGTAACCTCACAGAGGTGGTGGTCAGAGCAGAGGACACTGTAGAGTCGCTAGCCAAGAAGGTGCGTATTGCTACGATCCTGGGTACATTCCAGAGTACTATGACGCACTTCCCTTACCTGCGTAAGATATGGAATAAGAACACAGAAGAGGAGCGACTGCTTGGTGTATCCTTGACTGGTATCCTAGATAACAAGTGGATGGGAGAAGTAAATGACAGCACTGCGAAGGCTCTTGAACAGTTACGCCAAATCTCCGTTAGCACCAATATGGACTTTGCAGCAACTCTGGGAATCCCTCAAGCTGCTGCTATTACTTGTGTCAAACCTAGTGGCACTGTTAGCCAACTTGTTAATTCTGCCTCTGGTATTCATACTCGACATAGTGATTATTACATACGAAGGGTTCGTGGGGATAAAAAAGACCCTCTTACGGCGTTTCTAGCAAATGCTGGTATTCCTGCTGAAGACTGTGTGATGCGTCCAGACAGCACTGCTGTGTTTTCCTTCCCAGTGAAAGCACCAGATAATGCCAGGACTCGTGAGCACTTAACTGCTTTGCAACACCTGGAACTGTGGTTGATGTATCAGCGCCACTGGTGTGAGCACAAGCCTTCTGTCACTATCTCTGTCAAGGAAGATGAGTGGATGGATGTTGGAGCGTGGGTATGGAGGAACTTCGATGAAATCTCTGGTATATCGTTCCTGCCTTGGGATGGAGGCACTTATCGTCAAGCACCTTATGAGGAGTGCAGCAAAGAGCAGTATGAGGAACTTCTTGCTAAGATGCCTACATCTATTGCATGGGATAATCTTAAGGAAGAAGACGATAATGTCGAAGGAGCACAGACCTTAGCCTGTGTAGCGGGACATTGTGAAATATGATGATTGAACTTAGCCTGATAGCAGGCATCATGTTAGGGTTTGAGTTTGTACAAGACCCAGAGGAAGGCACTAACTACTTCGTTGCAGATATCCTGTTTGTTAGGATTCTATTTGGATGGGGCTAAGTACATAGCCATCTCATCTTTCCTGCGCTTGACCAATCCAGGTAGCTCTTTGCCGCCTGCTTTGGTCCAAGCCATGAAGGCTTCAGCAGCACCATCGAAGTCGCCTCTGTTGTGTTTCATGCGGATGCTAGAGCGTTGGAGATTGCCGAGGCCAACATTGAAAGAGAAGGAAACGAGTGCATCAAAGCGAGACTGAGTAAGATCAGCAGGACACAGTCGTAATACGCCTCGCTCAAACGTAGCCAAGTCTGCGGCAAGAATGGCATTAACTTCTGCTGGAGTAAGTTGTCTGTCCCAGCCATCAGGGATTGGTAGTGTTTTTCGTTCATCAAAAGGCACCTTTATATGGTTAGGGTCTATGACATGGCCTACGGCCGTGGTCCAAAGTAGCGCCGGACACCTGTAGGGCCTAAATCGCACACCTTCGTGGTGCTTAATCATGTCAATACATTCGGCAGATACCTTCATTTCTTAAACGATTGTGTACCGAACCAGAAGGCAATCACTGATGAAAAGATGATGGCACTGTCCTCATCCCAGAGGATAGCCATTGCTTGGTCAAACGGTACACCAGTCTTCCAGGCGTAGAAGAAACCAAAGATGTTGACAAACAGCAGCATGATGAACATACCATATGTAATCAATGGACGCACTGAAGCACGAAGATTGATAACCCACTGTGATGCACCTTTGCCAATCTCTATGTCGTGTGCGTACAAGGCTTGCCTCTCTTGCACCGCTGTCTGCATAGCTACTTGATCTGTCCTGATTTCCTCGATCCTGGCCTGGGCTAAGAAGCCTTTCTCAGCAAGTGCTAGCTCACGCTCACTCTGCATCTTGGCTAGGTCTAATTCATGCTTCTTATCTGACCTGTCCTGGAAGAAGTCTAGGAACTTGGGTAGCCCTCCCATAAGGAAGGAGATTAGCGTAGATAGTAAAGTAATCATTACATAACTCCAGTCAATTTAAAGACTCCATACACAACAGCACTAGCAACTAAAATCATTCCCCACTCTCGTCTAGTCTGCATACGCTTACGATAGAACTCATCATTAAGTTCTAGATGTTGCTTTCGTAGTTGTGTAATTAAGGACTTGACTTCTGACACTGCTGGCTTTCCAAACTCTATTTCAATTTGCTTATACATCTCTTGTTCTGCATCTCGTATCTGCCTGATGATTTTATATTCTTCGTAGGCAGACATAAACATCATGTCACCACGGCGTTCAATCTGTTGCTGCTTTCTCTTCCAGGCGACTCTGGCCTTAGCCTCTTCGTCTAGAAATTGATTTACCTCGGTGGCAGTTTCCTTAATCTCCCTGCCAACCTTAACAGCCTCTTTAATACCAGAGAGAGCAGCCCTAGTAGTTTGTATAGGGTCACTCATGTTAGTCCTCTAGTACATCTTGTTGCAACCCACGCTTAGTCAAAAGGTTAAGGACAAACTCTGCTCTCTTTTCAGGATCTTGTACAAGCACAGACAGTGTACGCATACGCTCTGCCTTCCTCACCTGCTCTGCAACACCCTGCACCAGTCTGGCCTGCATAGGTCTAGACAGAGCTAAGAAGCCTGGATTCTGTGCTAGCATCGTAGCAGCACGATTGAGCTGGTCTCCAGCACGATTAGTCAGATCAGCATACTGCTCAGTAGTCAGCTCTAGGCCACCTACTTTCCTGTCCATAGGGGCCATACGCAGATAAGGATTATCAAAGATAGCCTGTGAGACTTCTCTTTCCAGTGGTGTTACCTGGATACCAGTCAGGACCGAGCCAACATTCATTCTCTGTGTCTGGCCTAGTAAGTTAGTCTGCTCTGGTAGGGTTTCACGCAGCCCAGGCAAGCGACTCTTCAGATTATTAAGAATCCAGTTAGCGGTATTTGGGTCTTTAATCTCTCTGCGAATAGGGTCTTCCATCCTGGCAATCTGGTTCAGGATAGCTGGGACCACAGGGTTAGTTAGACTAACTAGATACGATTCTCCAAACCTTTCTGATTCTTGCATAGCTAACATAGCTTTGCCAAGTCCTTCAGTAAAAGTTTTATCTAAGAAGTTCATTCCAACTATCTTAAATATGTTTTTAACTAATGATTCAGGAACTGTTTCTCCTTTCATCGCACCTGTTTTAATAGCATTCATGCTGTCCACTACTAAGCCCATTACAGTAGAGAAGGGTTCAATTCGGTCATATGAGACCCATCTATCTCCCATCTTGATAGACATAGGAGGAACACCAGAAGCTATCTGACTAGCCCTGGTAGATGGATCTGACGAGTAGTGGCCAGTAACCAGTCCTTGCTGCACCATGCCATAGGTAGCCAGCATAAACCCAGCACCCATAGCCTGCTGAGCATAGAACTCAGGAATCTTCTCTTCCTTAAATGTACGCTCACCTCTATTCTTAGCAATTTGTTTTTGTAATTTTTCTACCCTAGCTGCTGCTTTTTCTTGTTGAAGAGGAAATACTGCGTTGCTTAAAGCATCTTCAGCTTTTGCTAATTTAAAATTTAAAACTTCCAATTGTCTATCTAGATTAGTAATATCTAGCTTTGCTTGACGAACACGACTTATCCCTGGAATAAAAGCTGTGCCAGGAATGTAACCACCAGCCTCTTTAGCAATGTTAATACCAGTACGCAAGAAAGGAACAATTAAATTACCAAGCACTGGTTCTATTTTTTTACCTTTAGATAAGAGTTGTCCTGCTTGGTCAATCAACGACTTACCCAGCGGTGTACGGAATGTATTAAATGCAGCAAAGTTTTCTAGCTGATAGCGCAGTGCTGGGTCACGCCCTTCGAGGTACTGAAGCATACTAGCATTACCATCTCTTTTCTTTAAAGCAATATCATCTAGTTCCTTTATGAACTCAGCTCTGGTTGTACCACGCCTAGTAAAGTACTCATCAGGAAACTTTTGTTCAATCCTGTGCAGCATAGCACGATACTCCATGCGCTCAAGCACTGCTGAGAATGCTTGGTCTAGTCCTTGCGTTAATCTTTGAGGATATGTTAATGTTACATCGCCATACTTATTTCTTACGATGTCGAATGCTTGATGTGTATTACCATCAAAGTCTTCTGTGCGCTTAGACAGACCAGCCATGAACCTGGGAAAGGCTTCAGTAAATCCTTCACCAATGCCTCGAAGCATAGCTAAACCTTCACTAGGGCGACCAGCCAGTGCTCGTGTAACAGGCGCTAGTGCAAGCTGTGCAGTCTGTGATACAAAGTTAATACTTTGAGTAGATAAAGCCGACAGATAACTATTTCTAACAAACGCACCAATACGCTCTCTAACGCTGGGTTCTTTTAAAACCTTTTCTGATGTTTCTGCAATAACAGCCCCAGCTTGTGCAGGAGAGATAACAGGGTTTGTAAATAACTCATCTACTGCGTTTGCCCAATTTTTTAAAAGATCAACACATCTTTGTGCTAGACTAGCCATTAGCAATCACCGTTATGAAATAATTTAGTAATTTTCGCATTAGCTTGAATCTGTTTATACATATACTTATAAGTATTAAAACCTACAGACAAAGCATTCTGATCAGCTCTTACACCAGCAAAGACAGCCATAGACTTAGCCATTTCTGCTCCTAGTAAAGCAATTAAATCATCATCCTTAGCTTCAACAGCTTTTAAAAACTGTTTATTTAATAAAGGTTGTTCTTCTAGTCTTTTTAGAAACGCAGGTAAAGCTAAAGCACGCTCTTCATTACTAAGTGGATTTCCTTTTTCAACCTGCATTAAAATTTCTTGACCAAGTAATTGAGCATCTGGATCATCAAATTCTAATTTTTTAGCAGCAGTTAAGGCTTTCTGGTAAGTCTCATTAGTAAAGGTATCCATCTGAATACCCTTGTTAGTCTTACCTTCGATACGCCTATTAAACACATAAGCAAGACCTTCCATCAAATCTTTTTCTTCATCGTTAGCATACACACGCTCGTTCATGAAGAACTTCTTCTTGCCTGAGTCCATCTTAATCAACTTATCCATCTGATTAGATGTAATGTTATTAACCCTTATTTTAGGCAGAACATTCTTATACAGCGGTAAATCGCATCTAGCCATTATCGACACCCATCAAAGAAACCAGCTTCAACCATTTTAATCTGGTCATCAGCATCAATACCCTTAGTGATAAAGTCTTCAAAAGACTTAGCCTTAAAACTTCTACCGTTAAGCATCTTCATGTCATTTAAGTATTTACGATATGCTACTACATTTCGAGAAGCATCAGGCATACTCTTGATGAATGTTTGGTCTACTCGCTGCATGATAGATACAGCTTCTTCAGCTTGTTTGAAGCTCAGTACTGGGTTACCTTTTGGACCTATACGCTCCCCAGCCCCTAAATTATACACTCTTTTTGAGAAATCGTCAAGGTATTTATCAGGAGGGTTAACCAGGGTATCTACAGCCTTGGAGAAGTTAAACTTAAAATTGTCTACCTTACCTATACCAGACAAGCCAGCCTCACCTTGGGCTAATTTCCCAGACTGTACAACCTCTAACCTGACATCCCTAGCCAGCTTACCGATAGTAGCGTCATCTGTCTCCAGAGCCTGTCTTAGGAAGGCCATGTAGTCATCATGCCTAGCTGACTTAGTTGTCTGGTTTCCTACGATATACAGAGCCTTATCTATGTCAGACTCAAAATCAATGGTAGACTTAGCAAACCTGGGCTTAGCCCCTGCCAGGAACTGAGGCAATACAGGCA